GTACTCGGCTGGTCCGCATTCATCGTAAGCCTTAATTACATAAGTATTCCAGGCTATTCAAATGAGCCCAAGGATATTACATTTCCGGCTTCGATTCTGACAGCTGCGATTTCGACATTTGGCATTGAAGCATCACGTAAGAAAGGAGAAAAATCTAAAGATACAGAAAATAAATCTGGTGCAGTAACTACTCAGATATTACGTATCGAACAGGCTCCAATCAAAATAATTACTGAGAGTACAGGTAAATGATATGTACAGTAACAGACCAAGGAGAAACTGGGGAATCATAGCTATAGTCTCAGTTTTAGGGATATCTAATCTCTCTTTGATGAATACATTAGTTTCTCATAAACTAAAGAGTCCTTATCCAAATGTAAATGTACCTGTAGGTCCTTACACTTCTTATAGTGTTGTAGCTACAAAGAATGGATACACACTTAAATATAAAGCAAACGATCCTAAAGTTTTAACAAGATTAAAAAATTTAGAAGAACCAAAAGGTTTATTTGGTAATAAGCAAACTAAATTACATCTAAGAGAAACTTATACAATGGCAGGTGAGGGAAGTAATAAAGAGGTAGAGGGAACCGTAATGACTGATAAAGACATTGCTTGCATCAAAGTAGAAGGTAGTGGTAACTCTACAGGTAAGCTTGTAGGAGCCTCTGTAGGAGTAAAGGCTGCACCTGCGTTTAGTAGTATCCCAATAGTCGGATGGCTTGCTGCTGGCTTTGTAACTATGTTTGCACAAGACAAAGGATCAGAAATAGGTGGACAAATAGCTAGAGACTACAATGATTGTTAATAAGGAATTCTAAGGTTATACTCTAAATAGTTACTTATTTAACATGGCTTGCGAATCACATATGGAAGGATTACAGAATTTTGCAAAGCAATTAGAAGAGCAAAAAGCAACAATCACAGCTCAAATTCAATCTTTAGATGCACAATTAGCACAAGCAAAGAATTCATATATGAAAGTTGAAGGTGCTCAAGAAATTATTGCAATTCAAATTAAAGAAGAAGAATCTAAAGCTGCTGTAGAAGCAGTAGTGCCAGAGGCAAGTGGTGATTAAGATGCTAAGGGAGATGAACAGAGATAGATATAAAGCCTTACAATTACTAGCAGATCACTTACGCACTCCATCGAAAGATTTATCTTTAAGTGCCATTTTTAATGATGTTAAGGATGAGGATCTTAAATGGGTAACAGAAAAAATTCATTATTATTTATTAAGACTTCTCGAAGATGCAGACTATGAAATAGAAGACG